AAACTAGTTATATAAAAATATATATAAAAATTATATATAATTCTTAGAGATTATTGAAAGATATATTGCGAATGCTAATTAGAATCATTCTAAGGTGGGTACACAAGAGACATGGGGGGGTGTGGTGGTAGTATATATACTGCTTATACAAAATTACCTAGATTTGTTTGTAAACTAGATAGTCTCGCCCTGCTAATTAGATTATATGGATTATGAATTGAGAGATATTGATGTAGTATCCTGGACTGCCCCAGAGATATATATATGTTTCACCCCCTGGAGAGTTTCTAAATAGATTATACACCCCATGTTTACAAACGTCAACGCTAAAATAAAAAATATTTATGTTGTCAACTAGATGTAAACCTGCTATAATAAACTCATGAATAATAACTTTTTACCAGACCTAGATAAGAAACGTAAGTTAACAGAACAACAAGAAACATTTCTTAATGCTTTAGGTGGAGAAGCTAGAGGTAATATTGTTAAAGCAATGGAGATTGCACAGTATTCACCAACATCTAAATCACATTTAGTAGATACTTTGAAAGAAGAGATACTAGATGTCGCCCAAAAGATTCTAGCTACATCAGCACCAAAGGCATCACAGAAACTTGTAGAGATTATGGATAGTGATGACCCTATACCACAAGTCAGTGCAAAACTTGCAGCAGCCCAAACCTTGCTAGATAGGGTAGGTATTGCTAAAAGAGAGAAGTTGGATGTTACTCATACAGCAGCAGGTGGTATATTTCTGTTACCTGAAAAGAAACAAATAATAGATGTTAATGCAGAGGATGTTGAGAATGATGAACAGGAGAAATAGTTCTACTATTCCATTTGGTTATAAATTAAATTCTGATAATAAAACCCTTGAAGAAATACCAGAAGAAATAAAAGCTTTGAATGAAGCAAAGGATGGTGTTAAAAATGGAGCATACTCATTAAGAGGTGCAGTTGAGATATTAGAATCTAATACTGGTAGAAAGTTATCAGCTATGGGTTTAAAAAAAATGATTGATAAAGATAACAAACAATATCAATCTAACTCTAATGGATTACTAAGTAGACATGGCAAAGAGACAATATAATTATGGCTATGAGCAAAAGGCTAAGATAGCTGCTCGTAAAGCTGTAAGAGAAAAAGAAAAAGAAATTGAAAAGCTTAGAAAGAAACTAGAGAATAAGAAATATAAACTCAAGAAAAAAACAGAAGCTATTTCTAAAGTACAACAAGCAGAAGAACCTAAGAAGAATGATAAAGCAGGTACTGTTGTTACTGAATCAGAATATAAGAATTTACCTAACAAAGTAAAAACACTATTAGAAGAACAAAAAGATAGAATAGTATTCAAACCAAACGAAGGTCCACAGACAGAGTTTTTGTCAGCACCAGAACAAGATGTACTATATGGAGGTTCAGCAGGAGGTGGTAAATCATATGCCATGCTTGTTGACCCATTAAGATATATGCACATCAAAGAGCATAGAGCTTTGTTATTAAGAAAGTCTATGCCTGAGTTGAGAGAACTAATTGATAAGTCTAGAGAGTTATATCCTAAAGCTTTTGCAGGAGCAAAGTTTAGAGAAGTAGAAAAGATTTGGAGATTTCCTTCAGGTGCGTCATTGGAGTTTGGTTATCTGGATAGAGATGCTGATGTATATAGATACCAAGGTCAATCCTACACATGGATAGGTATTGACGAATTAACACAGTATCCAACAGAGTTTCCCCTTCAATATTTGCAATCACGATTGAGAACAACTAATAATGATATACAATGCTACATTCGGTGTACTGCAAACCCTGGAGGAGTTGGAGGATATTGGGTTAAGAAAAGGTATCTAGACCCAAGTCCTCCCAACGAATCTTTTACTGGTGAAGATAAAATAACAAGAAGATTTATACCAGCAAGATTAGAAGATAACCCATACCTTGCAGCAGACGGTAAGTATGAACAAATGTTACAATCATTACCTGCTGTACAAAGAAAACAATTACTAGAAGGTAACTGGGATGTTGCTGAAGGTGCAGCCTTTACAGAATTTGATTATGAAAATCATTGTATAGACCCATTTGAAATACCAAGAACATGGGAAAGAGTAAAAGGAATTGACTATGGTTATGCAGCAGAATCTGCAGTTGTATGGGGAGCTGTAGACCCACAAGATGAAACATTAATCATCTATAGAGAATTATATCAAAAAGGTTTAACAGGTGAAGACCTAGCTAAAAAAATTTATGATTTTGAAAAAGAAGAACGAGTATCTGTACAGGGTGTATTAGACTGGGCAGCTTGGGCTAAGACTGGAACTACAGGACCAACTGTTGGTGAAGTATTATCTAGAGCAGGACATAAACTTAGAAGAGCTGATAAGAATAGAATACAAGGTAAGATACAAATACATGAAAGATTAAAAACAAATGATAAAGGTAGACCTAAGTTACAAATATTTAAAACTTGTCCTAACCTTATAAGAGAGATTCAATCTATTCCTCTTGACCCTAACAAGCCAGAGGATGTTGATACAAAAGCTTCAGACCATGCTTACGATGCTTTAAGATATTTAATTATGTCTAGACCTAGAGCTAGAAGTGTATGGGATGAAATGACAACAATAAAACGATGGACACCATCAGACCCAACATTCGGATATTAAATGAGAGAAAAAATAATTAAAAGTTTAATAGCACATGCTAAAGGACATATAGAAAAACATAAAACAAATGTAGAAATACTTATGCAGAAAACTGCAGGTATTGCAGAGCATCCTGATACTATCGAAACAATCGAAAAAGAATTAGCTATCATAGCTGAGTATCATGACCAAATAGAAATGTTAGAGAAATATTTCGATGCCACTGTATACATTTAAAAACAAAGATACTGGTGAACAGTATAATGAGATAATGACTTATGAAGAGTTGTTAAAGTACCTAAAGAAAAACAAAGACGTTCATCAAGTATTTAAAATGAATATATTTAGATATTCAGATAACAACGGAGAGAAAGACCAATTTACTGAGTGGGCGAAAGATGCATCAATATCTAGTGAAAATAATGGAGGATTTAAAACTTATGGCAAAGCCAGAACGGACCAGGACAAGAAGAACGATGACAAAGAAAAAAATAAAAGTAAATAAGAAAGCTAAGATAGAGATTGAAAAATATCCACTAGTAGAAGTACAATGGTTGGATATTTGCTCCGATAGTTCATGGTTATCTATGAAAGATGCTACGTCAATGACTCTTCCTACCTGTAATACAAAAGGACATTTGTTATCTCAAAGCAAAGGTATTACTAGAATATTTGGTGATTACTCTGAAGATACGAAAGGTAACATAGAAGAGATTGGTAATGTTACAATCATTCCTAATAGTGTTATTACAGATATTAAGAAAATAAGTTGACAAATCAGTATTTAATGTGTATTATTATTATATTGCATACAAATTAAAGGATTTTGAATGGCTACATACGGAGATAAAGATTTAGGCACATCTATGCCTCAAACTGACGAAGAAGAAAACAACGAGATTGTTTCTGCCTTAGTTGGTTCTATTCAATCTAAGTTTCAACAATGTGAAACTACTAGAAGAGATGATGAGTTGAGATGGTTACAAGCTTATCATAATTACAGAGGTAGATATTACAAAGACGTTAAGTTTAGAGAAAATGAAAAGTCAAGAGTATTTGTTAAAGTTACTAAGACAAAAGTTTTAGCAGCTTATGGACAATTGATTGATGTTTTATTTGGAGCTAATAAATTTCCTTTAACAATTCAAGAAACAAGAGTACCAGAAGGAATTGCTGAGTACGCACATCTTAATCCTTTAAAAGAAAAACTAGGTAATGAAAATGCAGAACCTTCTCCAAGAATAGAAGGTAACATGGATTATGTTCCAGGTCAAGAACCAAACTTAGGTTTAGGTTTTCCTGGTGACGGAAGAGAATTACCTAAAGGTGCAACATTCGATTCTTTAAATGAAGTTGAGCTAGGTGACCTTCAAGAAAAATATGAAGATGCAAATCTATCTGAAGGACCTGCTCCAACTCCTGACATGCCTCAAATCAAACCTGCACAGATTGCAGCAAGAAGATTAGAAAAATTAATTCATGACCAACTAGAAGAATCAGATGGAAGTATTGAATTAAGAAATGCAATATTTGAATCTTGTTTATTAGGAACAGGAATTATTAAAGGACCTTTTACATATAATAAAACTTTACATAAGTATTCAACTTCAGGTAATGGTAATGCAAGAGAATATACACCTGAGATTGTAAAAGTTCCTAGAATAGAATTTGTTAGCATATGGGATTTCTATCCAGACCCTAATGCTAGAAAGATGGAAGAAGCTGAATATATAATTCAAAGACATAGATTAAACAGAAGTCAGTTTTTGGATTTAGCAAATAGACCTTTCTTCAGTAGAGAAAAGATTTTAGAATGTATTAAGATGGGTGCATCTTATACAAAGAAAGAATGGGAAACAGATATTGATTTAGAGAAAAGTCATTATGCTGATTTAACAAATAATAGATTTGAAGTATTAGAATACTGGGGAACAGTAAATGCACTAGAAGCTAGACAAGAAGGTTTAGATATTGATGAAGACATAGCTGATGATGCAGAAATCCAAGTTAATGTTTGGATGCATAGAGGTAAAGTAATTAGAATAGTAGAAAATCCTTTTAAACCTTTTAGAGTTCCTTATCAATCTTTTGTATATGAAAAAAATCCATATACATTTTTTGGAATAGGTGTTCCAGAAAATATGGATGATGCTCAACAAATTATGAATGGTCATGCAAGAATGGCTATTGATAATTTAGCATTAGCAGGTAACTTAGTATTTGATGTAGATGAATCTGCTTTATCATCTAATCAAACTATGGAAATACATCCAGGTAAAATATTTAAAAGACAATCTGGTGTACCAGGTCAATCTATTTATGGATTAAAGTTTCCAAACACTGCAGTTGAGAATATGCAAATGTTTGATAAGTTTAGACAACTTGCAGATGAATCTACAGGTTTGCCTTCTTATTCACATGGACAAACTGGTGTTCAAAGTATGACAAGAACAGCTTCAGGTATGTCTATGCTTATGGGTGCAGCATCATTAAATATTAAAACAGTAATTAAAAATATTGATGACCAATTAATTAAACCTTTAGGAGAATCTATGTTCCAATGGAATATGCAATTCTATGAAGGTGACTTACCTATAAGAGGTGATTTAGAAATCAAAGCAACTGGTTCTTCTAGTTTAATGAAGAAAGAAGTTAGAAGTCAAAGACTAACTATGTTCTTACAAACTGTACAGAATCCAGCAATTGCTCCTTTTGTACGAATGTCTGAGGTAATCAAAGAGTTAGCACACTCACTTGATTTAGACCCAGAAGAAATTATGAATACAAAAGATGAAGCAGAAATATATGCAAAAATAATAGGACAACAAAATGTTAACAAAGGAACTAGCGACCAAGCTGATGTCAATGGTCAACTCGGAGCAATGGCAGGTTATGGAGGAATACCTGAACAAACTCCAGGAGCAAACAACGCAGGAAATGGCGAAAGCCCAATCGGACCTGGTAATACACCAATGCCAGGGGAGATGGAATTTACTGGACAGGTTGAAGAACCTACGCCATCAAGTTAGAGATATAATTAAATAGTGTTGACGAATTAATATTCGATTGCTATAATATTATTAATTGGAGAAGTATAATGAAAAAGAAACCTATAAACATGGCTACTGGTGGATTAATGTCACAACCACCTTACATTAAAGATTTAGATAAATCACAAGATACAGGTATTACACCGTATGATGTGAATACACCTCAATCTGCTAGAAAAGGTATGCCATCTAGATTATTATCACCTTCAAGAACTAGATTTAGTACTGGTGGTTCTCCTATAACTGATGATGATTTAGAAAAAGTTGTTAGAGATTTTAATCTTCAAGCAGAACTTACTGGAAATAAAAAATTAACTCTTAAAGAAATAAAAGAAATATTAGGAAAAGATATTACTAAGGCAAGAAAATTTACAACTAAAAAAGCTATGGGAGGTTTAATGAGAAAACCTTATAATACTGGTGGTGAAACTTTTCCTGATTTAAGTGGTGATGGTCAAATTACAAAAGAAGATATATTAATAGGTAGAGGTGTAATTAAAAAAGCTAAAGGTGGATTAATGAATAGAATGAAATTTGATAAAGGTCAACTATCAACTAAAGAAGTTATTGAAATGAAAAAAATGGAACAACTTCAAGCTATGAAAGATAGTGGTTTACCTTTAACTGACCAACAAGAACAAGAATTAGAATCTTATAATGCAGCTAAAGCTGTTAAACCAGCAGAGATGGCATTAGGTGGTATGATTGGAATTGAAAAAGGTAAGTATGACCAAAGACCAGATTACCAAGCATATGCTGAAGGTGATGTAGTAGAAGATATGAATGAAGCTGAAACAGATATGGAAATGATGGCAGAAGAAAACCAAGGTTTATTAGAACCAATGGGAATGAATGAAGAACCTATGGATGACATGGAAGATGAAGACATGGGTGATATGGATGCTGTTGTAGATGTCTCTGCATTATCAGAAGAAGAAGAAAAAATTTTAGATGAAGCAATTGAAATGCATCCTGAACTAGAAGCTATTATTCCAAAAATAGTTGCAACAGAATTTACAGATGATGGAGAAGTAGAAGGACCAGGTACAGGAACTTCAGACTCTATCCCAGCATTATTATCAGATGGTGAATTTGTATTTACAGCAAAAGCAGTTAAGCATCTTGGTGTAGACAGATTAAGAAAGATGATGAAACAAGCTGAAGAAGCTTATGACGCTGGAATTAAATCTCAAGCTGAACAGCAAGAGATGGTATAAAGAATTTGTAGAGAGAGGTAACTCTATGAATAGACAAGCTACCTTATAATAAATTTTTATTATAAGCCCTTGTAGTTTTGTTTCTAAACCCAAACACCTACCTTAGCTACCTTCAAGTTAAGAAGCCCTAAAGGAGGACTATATGAGTGAAGAAAACAAAGAAGGACTAAAAAAAGTCGCAGCAAACCCTTACAACATGAGAAAAGCTTGGCATAACGATGAGTCAATGCCTAAGCCACTTCAAAGTGCTGATAGTGGTTTGTTTGTGCCAGACCCTGCTAGTGTTCAAGAAGAACAGACAGCTACTGCCGAAGGCAACCCTGAAAGTTCTGAACAGGATACTACAGCTACTGTGGATAAGGTTCAAGATTCTGCATTAAATGTTGATTCTAATCCTTATGCAAAAGTTGATTACAAAAAGAGGTATGATGACCTCAAACGATACTATGATAGGAAACTAGGAGAATGGAATAGTAGGGAAGACGAACTTAAAACACAATTAAGGGAAAACAGACCTAAATACCAACCACCTAAATCTGCTGACGAGCTTGAAGCTTTTAAGAAAGATTATCCTGACATATATGGTGTTGTGGAAACTGTATCTCACTTGCAGTCTCAAAATGAGATTAAAAGTATGCAAGAAGAATTAGAAGGTTTAAAGAAAGCTAATAAATCTTTACAACAGAAAGAAGCTGAATTAGAACTTTCTAAGTATCATCCAGACTTTGAGAATATCAAGGAGTCAGATGATTTCCATCAATGGGCTGATGCTCAACCAATGGAAATTAAAAAATGGATATACGAAAATAATTCTGATGGTAAACTTGCTGCAAGAGCAATTGACCTGTATAAGAAGGACCGAGGACTTGGATTAGATAAAAAAACTACGAAGAAACAACCAAAGGCTGAAGGAGCTGATTTGTTAGTTAAAACAAACGAACAAGTACAAGTTCCACAATCTAAGGAAAATTTCTTCAAGCGTTCTGATATTTCTAAAATGTCAGATGCAGAGTTTATGGAATATGAGAAAGAAATTCTAAAAGCTCAAAGGGAAGGTAGAATTATAGAATAATTTTATCTTTATTTTTTTATTAACCAATAACAACAAAGGAGTATAACTATGGCTAAATTTGCTGGTGGTTCTACATATAACTTTGGATTAGGTGTTTCAGGTCAAACTAATGGTTTTTTTATTCCTGAAATCTATTCAAAGAAAGTACAAATCGCACTTAGAAAGGCTGCTGTTGCTGAAGCTGTTTGTAACACAGACTACATGGGTGAGATTTCTCAATACGGTGATACAGTAAATATAATCAAAGAACCTCAAATCAGTGTAAATGATTACACTAGAGGTTTAACTGTAACATCAACTGACTTAACAGACCAAGAACTTGTTCTTACAATTGACCAAGCGAAGTCTTTTTCTTTCAAATTGGATGACTTAGAGAGAAGATTTTCTCATGTTAATTTCCAAGCGATTGCTTCAGACAACGCTGCATACAAACTAAGAGATGCTATGGATAGCAATATTCTAGCTGCTATTAGTGCTGGTGCTGGTGTAACAACTGGAATGGGAACAACTTCTACTCCAATCGACATTGGATTTGGTTCTGGTGAAGTTGACCCATTAAATCAAATGGCGTTAGCTGCTAAAGAGCTAGATGAAAACAATGTTCCTGAAGAGGGAAGATGGTTTGTAGCAGCTCCTGAGTGGTACAACGTACTATCAAACACAGCTTCTAAATTGTTAACTGTTGACTTCAACGCAGGTCAAGGTTCAATTAG